CCAGATACTGGAGTACCGTGGAGGTGAGGCTGTTGTAGGTCAGCGCGGCGGCGGGGGTGGTCATTTGTCAGCCTTGGCATCAAGTTTGTCAAAAATCTGCTTGCAGATGGCCTTGATCTCGTCAATGTCCCGGTGGTAGTCGTTCTTGGTGACAAACTCTTTTTGTATGGTTCTGACATCCCTGTCGAGCCGGTCGAGGGACCGGGTTATGTTGTTGACCATCCAGCCGCCCAAGAATGCAATCAGGCCCAGCGCGATGTTAAATACTGACTGCATATCCATGACCATCCCTATGCTAGTTGCGATGCAGTGGACTGCACTTGTGCTACACGGTTTCCCCACCCCTTGCCGAAGGTTCCCCATGTCGGGAGACTCTCCAAGAATTGTAACCGCGTGTCGTTGTATTGGGCGATCAGCCGCTGCACTGGCAGGGCCTTTACAGCCGCCAAGGTCTTTGGGCCTATCGCTCCATCGGCGGTGACGCCTGCGACCGTCTGAAGCCACTTTGCAGCCCTTCCCGGGCCACTGTTGATCGCGGCATCGAACACGGCATAGTCGAGGCCGGCAGGGAGCTGGTCGCCCGCCACCGCGTCCCAATACTTGCGCCGGTACAGCGGAGCCACACTATCGGGCGTCAGGGCACGCATGTCGGCCTCCGACACCGGGTGGCCCACATAGGCCTCCCAGACGGCCTTGGTGCAGCCCAGATTCGTCATACCGCCGGGATCAGCCGGGTTGTTTGTGTAGCCGCCCTCGGACACCAGCACCCGGGCGAGGCAGGCCGTGAAGTTCTCTTTCATTGGTTTGCCTTTGCCATCTCAGCCAGCTTGTCGGTCTTGTCCTGACTCGACTTGGATGTCCCGTAGAAGAAATTCAAAAGTGTTGCCACGACGGTGCCCAGCAGGAAACCCAAGATGGTGTCGGCGAACCGGATGTTGGCTGCGGGGATGACACCAAAGGTGATGAAGCCAATGTAGACCACCGCGCACACCGACCAGAACGAGGCGAAGTAGTACACGAACCGCTTGGAAAACACGTCCGACTGGGCCAGCGCAGCGGTCTGCATGCCCCGTGCGTCCTTGACGTTCTCAAGGTGCATCTTGGCGTACTCAAGCTCCATCTCGCGCAGCTTCTTACCAGCCTCTGGGTCAGTGGTGATGGCATTCACCACGGCTGCAACAGTATCCTCAACGCCAAACTTCTTGGCAATCATCGACACAGCCGCGCCACCAAGGGGGCCAGCTACCACCGTAGCAAGGGCCGGGGCAAAGCTTTTGAGTAGATTGAGTAGTTGTTCCATGTCATTCCTTTAGTAATTCGACTGCATCGGCACGGGATATGCCGGTGTGGTAACTCGTCAGCCACACCGCTGCATTCTCAATGCTCATCCCAAACCGGATTGACTCCTTGTATGCCAGCACTTCCTCTTTCAACCGGAAGGATGGCATCAAGAGGTACAGCAGCAGCCACACAGGCGACCACCAAGCCTGCCGCCGATAGTGAACCATCTCATGGGGGATAATTGTTGCGTCAGACCACGGTGCCACAAATATGCACGGCCACAGCGTGATGCCGCTGTAGGGCGCTGGCACCAGTCTGGTCTTGATGATCATGCTACGGCTGCCGATTCTGAAACCAACGCAGTTGCTGCCTCAAGTTGCTTCTCCAGCGAAGTCACCTTGTCTTTGAGCACAGCCAGTTCACCAGCCATGTTCACGATAGAGTTCAGTGCCGAATTGCGCTGCTCCACCAAGACGTTGAATTGGGCGTTGATTTGGGTTTCGTTCATGTTGATTCCTTGATTACCAGTAAGGGATGTATTGAGTGGTTCCGCCGACTTTGATTTTTAGCCAACCGACAACGGTTGTGCTTGCTCCGGTAGGACCGACAGATGTGAGCGTAGTGGCAACCGCGCCGTTCGCCACATTGGTATTGACGAAGTTGACAGCGCCATTGGCCGACCCGGTGCCGGTTGTGAAAGTGATGTCACCCCCCGCCGCACTGTTGCCATTGCCAGCCGTAACAGCAACCGCACCGCCTGCGCCTGTGGCCCCGCCATTACCCGCCTTCAATGTGGCCGCTCCACCAGTAGCAGCCAAGCCACCAGCACCAGCGGTGATGGTTATGGCCCCGCCTGCACCGCCTGTTGTGGTGGTAGACCCAGCGCCAGCGGTTAAGGAAATAGGACCGCCAGCTACGGAGGCAACGGTGCTTGCGGCTGCGCCAATAATGCGGATGCCGTTGGTCGGGGTAGCACCTGAAATACCCTGCTGGATCGTGATGTCACCAGAGACGCCAGTACCGGAAGATTGGGTATTGCCGGTTTTAATTAAAATTACGCCGCTCTGACCAGTGCCTAATGCAATACCCGTGTTGATTGAAATTCCACCTGAGTTGTAATTCGTTGCCCCTTCTCCAGTGTTGACTATCACGTCACCAGTTCCGCGACTGTTTGAATTGCCAGTCCTAACCTGCGCACTGCCAGAAGTACCGTTTACCGTTTGACTACCAAGTAAAGCGCTTCCGCCAGACCCAGTACTATCTGAGTTAGCGCCTCCATATACATACACAGCGCCGCCCGAGCCAGAGACGGAAAATCCAGTTGCCGTGCCGCCATAAATGTATGTGTCTCCCCCAGTCTGATTGGCGCTACCCGCTTGGATAGTTACATCGCCACCCCGACCTAGCGAACCGCTTCCTCCGGGGCCACCTGTACCGGCAGTTATCGATACTGACCCACCCTTGCCTGTGTTTGGAAAAGATGTGCCCGCACCAGAATTTCCAGCGGTGATGGTCACCGATCCCCCGATGCCTCCGTTTGCATTCGTTGAGCCAGCGCCAGCAGCCAAAACAATTGGCCCACCAGCAACAAAATCAACCGCCCCGGCTGCGCCACCGTTGATGACAACCCCGCCTGAGTTGCCTGATTGAGCCAAATTTGATACCCCACCTTGCAGGGTAATAATTGGGGCAACTGCTCCTGCTGGGGAAATGCCCGTGACTGTTACATCGCCTGCGCGGGACACTCGGATTGAGTCGCCGCCCCGGGTTTGAACCTGCAACGGGTCTGCTGTGGACGCCGCCAGCGTACCGATTTTTACCAATACTTGGCCGCCTGACCCGCCCGTGCTGGCGGTGGTTTCACCAAGCGCAAACCCTGTTTGCGAGGCGGTGGTCTGTGTCCAGTTCCATGCAATCGGGTTGTTGCCGTTGGCAAGCGTAGCCGATCCGGTGGCAGCTATGACGGCACTCAACGGTGGCCCAATCTTGGTGGCAATCACCTGAACGACGTTGCTGGAGTCCTTGTAGAACAGCTTGCCGTCAGCCGTGTTGATCGCTAACTCCCCGGCGGCCAAGTTGGCGGCCAGTGGCACATTGGTGGTGGTTGCGCTGTAGTAGATGCGGATTGGCGTGTAGCCCGTCTGTGCCATGGTTCTTCCTTTGGGTTAGGCTTTAGGCCAAAACAGTCTCGGGGGTCTGGATGATTTTAGCACCGGGGGCGCTGGGCCACTCGATAGTCTCTGGGAAACCAGGCTGCTTAGTGACGTCCCGTAAAGCCTTGCGGTAGGCCTTCCACGCAGGCTTGTCTGTGCCAGCATAGTCAGCCAACTGCGTCCAATCGCAGTCAGCCAACAGCCGGTTACGCTGCTCACGGGCCACCGAGCCAAGTTGCGCCAGCCTGTCAGCCTCACGTTGGGCCTTGTCCTCGTCCGTCAGGGGCAGTAGCTCGGCGGTGTACACCGTACCGTCCCGCAGCGTTGGAGTGATGCCGTTGCGCTTGTAGGCGTTGGCGTCGAAGTACAGATGCTCCTCCACTGGGTAGACACCAGAGTCAGCCAGCCATGCGGCATCGGGGCCAGTGTCGGGAAATGAGGTATCGGGGAACAGCACCTTCAGCACAGTGATCTGAAACCCATCGTCGGTTTGCTTTGCGTAGTACATGGTTATGGGCCTGTTGGGAATGTTGCTGTCGGTGGTGTGAAGGTTGCCGTGTACCGGGCCACGCCTTTGGTGATACGGATGTCGTCTAGGTAGCCGTTGAAACAGTACGTAGTTCCAAAATTAGAAAGATTGCCAATATCAATAACCGTGTTATGTGACTGATTGAACCCAGTAAAAGACGTTGAGCTTTGGGCTAAAGTGCCATCAATGAATAACCGAAGTGTTGTCCCATCATAGGTGAGCGCAATAAAGTGCCACGCATTCAACGATGCCGTCCCGGTTAAAATAATATTGCCCTGATCTGAATAGGTGTTTGCTTGTTGCACAACTTGCGCCGTAACAGTGCCCGTTCCGTAGTAAATAAGAAAACTACTTGGGCCGGGATTTGCGCCTGTTTTCCAGTCAGCAACAATTGTTCCTAATCCGCCCCCGCCGTTGGCAGTTGGGTAAATCCAGCATTCAATAGTGGCGTTTTTAGTGTAGAAATCAAACGCTGTTGAATATGGAATTGTCAGCTCTTTTCCAGAGCCAATAGAAAGCGCACCTTTACCAAACTTTGTGATTTGAGTAGTTACGGCAGGCGAATTAAGACCAGTCTCCGCCAACCCGTTGTTACTCAGGTCATAGAACGCACCAGTATCCCCCCGCACCAGCAGAGAGGTATTGGTGATCGCGGTCAGCGGTGTGGTCGATGGCGTGAAGTTGGCGGTGTATACGGCTGTCTTGGCTACTCTGGCATTGGAGATGTAACCACTGAACGCATTTGGCGCATACCCGTTACCGTACTGCCCTATGCCATACCGTGTAGTTGTTGCACCGCCGCCGTTTGTGACACTGGTAAATGTGTCAGTCAGCGTCCCGTTTTTGTATAGCTTCAATGTGGTGGTCGAGTTGGTGTACACCGCAGCTACATGCGTCCATGTATTCGCGGAAATAGCAGAGGTAGCCTGATATGCAACCTGACCAGCGCCCGTTGTTGGGCGAATATATATTACAGCGCCATTAGTTGTAGCCGCAAATGTTAATTCACCAAAGTTAGCAACAATCGGGGTTACACACTTTGAGATTATTATGTTTCCTGAAACACCACCAGATGCAACAAACGTAGATATGTTTACCCATGCTTCAAAAGTCCAATCCGAGGCGGATAAGTTGTCTGCAGTTATACCCGTCACAAAATCATTTAACGTAGGGCAATAAATACTTCCGGGGGATGTATTCCCAAATGGACTCAAGCCTGAGTACACCGGCGCACCCGTAGCAGTCACCGTCAGAGCATTTGGCCCTTGGTCTACGAAGGTACTGTTATCAAACATACCCTGCCCAGTGCCAGTGATGAGCAGGCTGGTGTTTGTGATGGCTGTTAGCGGGGCTGTGGGAGGGGTGAAGCCTGTGGTGTAGACTGCGGTGCCTTTTACTATGCGGAAATTACTGATGTTGCCAGCCCAATAATATGGCACATAGTTAGGGCTGTGTCCGACTTGAAACCCTGTGGTTCCAGTGATGTTTTTAGAGTTTGTTGTGCTATATACCGATGCGCCGTTTAGGTAAGCGGTAAATGTTGTTCCGCTACGCACCCATGCAACATGGTTCCATGCGTTTAGGGTAAAAGACGTACCAGCAGTTTGCTCAAGAATTGTGGTGCCATCGTAAGCAGTCAACCTATATAAAGGTGCCACTCCATAAACGGCAATTCCAAAATACATATTAAGGCCGCTACTGCCAAAAAGTAAGGTGTAAGTTGTGATTGCGGTCAAGTAAACAAACGCTTCAACCGTAAAGTCTCCAGTACCAAACTCAGCCGCTGTGCTGGTTGTACCAGAAACATATCCTGTGCTACCGTTGAAGTATTCACTCCCACCAACACCACCAGTAAACGGAGTGGCAAGACTTGGATTAACTACCCCGTTACGAGTCAGCGCAATATTATTGGTGCTGCCGTCCTGAAAGGTCAGGTTGTTCTCGAAGTTGGTAAGCAGGCTGACGCTTGTCCAGTACGGATCGCCTGCGCTGCCAGCAGCTTTGTTACGGGTTTTAGAGGCTGCAAACATTAGTAGTTCTGCCCCACGGTTACCCCGTACCAGTTTGTCCCGTCACTGAAGAACGAGTAGATGTCCTGCTTGTTGGCCGTGCTGGTGATAGTCGGTGCTGTGGCAGCAGGCCATGACACGGTGGACCAAGTGACTGTGCGCGACCCTGTACCGTCCTGCTTCAGCATGATGATGAAGCTCTTGCCTGCCGCTGCCGTGGGCATGGTGATCGTTGCGTTTCCGGTCAGGGTCAGTTGCTGCACCGTGCCGTTGGTCAGCGCCACCGTGATAGCCGTGCCGGTGTTGGCTGTAAACGGGGTTTCGGTGTAGTTGGTGACCGTAGGATTCACCAACGTAGGAGCGGACGATAGCACCACGGAGCCTGTGCCGGTCGAGGTGGTAACGCCCGTTCCGCCCGAGGTCACAGCAAGTACCCCGGTGAACGTCCCGAAAGGCCCCCAATTACCCGCCACGTAGCCCTCAAAGGTATTGAGGTCGCTGTTGTACCGGATGGCCCCGTTGCTGCCCGAACGCTGGGCTGTGGTGCCACTGGGCACCGTAACTCCACCGGTACCCGGCAGGATCGCGTTGGATGCAAGGCTAAGTACGGGGGCGCTGTTGCCGTTCACCACGCCGATCTGGTTGGCCGTGCCGGTGATCGTGGTCTGGCTAAAAGTGGACCCGCTTATGGTCATCAAGCCTGTCCCGGACAGGCTAGATAGGTTCTGCAGGTTCGTGTTCAGGCTGATCGTGGGATTTCCGGCCACGCCATCCGCGTTGACAATCGCCATGCCACTGCCAACGCTCAAGGCCACGTTGGCGACGGTAGTCGTGCCTGTCTTCACCAGCAGGCCGGTGGAGGCCGCGTTCAGGGCCGCTGCCGCCCCGGTCATGTTGATCTGCAGGGTCGTGCCGACGCCGCCGTCCGTCAAGGACAGACCCGTACCGGCGGTCAGGGCTCGGGCTTGGGTAAGGCCCGTTGTGGAGCCCGTGGTCAGGAACGGGTAGTTCAGCGCCCCGGCACCAGCGATGGCACCCGTGGTGGTCTGTACCGTCACCCCATTCTGGACGACTGGGACGCTCTCGGTGCCGGTTAATGCCCCAGCAGAAGGCAACTGTGTGATGGTTACTTGTGCGGACATTATGTGCTCGTAGATGGGTTCGGGGCAATGGTGTCATTATTGCCGTTTTGCGAAGGAGTTTGCGTGTTCTGCTGGGTCGAGACGTAGTACTGATTGCCGCCCGTGGTGATCAGGTAGTTGTCGTTTGCGGCCACGCTGACATCGGGTCGTGGGAACCGTAGGTTGATCCGCTCGGTCTGCCGCGCAGCAAGTCGGTATGGATCAAGCTGATCCGCGCACCCCTGATCGCATACCCGAAGACCACTGAAATTAGGATCGGACCCTAACGAAGAAAAAGCACGTTTCATTTTGCACCGATCGCAAGTTCCGATTGCAAGGGAAGCGTTTCCTTCCGTGTCAAGATAGCGTGGCACGATAGGCTCCTTCCAATTTATCCCAGCAATCGGCATCAAGCCATCGTCTTACGGTAGTGCGATAGTAGCCCGTAACCTTCGCAAAAGAAGCTATGCTATTAAACTTAACGCCTGCAATAACAAAACTTCGTGCTTTATACTGTTTGGCTTGTGCCATGCGTTCTTTTGACATTTCGGTTCGTTTTTTACCTGTTGTTGCTTTTTTACGTTTTTCTATGTAGACAGGGTCAATCGACATGGCCTTAACTCTTTCAACCGAACCATTAGCCAGTGATTTTTGACGCAAAATTTCTCGCGTAGGAGCGCTGTGTTTTAGCCCGGATACTCCGTCTCCGCCCACTGTTAAATTAACAAGTTGAGAGCGCATTTGTCCAAAACAACTGATCAAAAATACTTCGTGGTCTAACGCTTCTTTCTCTGTTTTCCAACGCGCTAATATTTCAATTTTAGGTTTCCCGTGTTTAGCTATAACCGCGTTCCAGTATGGATTGCGGTTTTTACAATTCCATGCACGCCGTCTTTGCCCTTTTCCTATATAAAAAAGGCGTCCCTCCGGGGTATAGTGTGCGTAGGTGTAAAAGATCATCGGGTGTATACCGAAATGTTGGGTGCCAGATAGATCGGCGACTTGTCGCGCTCTTCGTTCTCGGCATCGTTCAGGTACTGGGCGGCCATCTTCTCAAGATAGCCGATCCGGTCCAATTGCACGCCCGGTAGCTCCAAGCTCATCCGGTGCGAGAGGTTCATCAGCACTGCCTCGTACCAGCGCTGGGGTATCTCCAACTGGCCCGACAGCACGCCCACGTCCATGACCTGCCGGGAGTACCAGACCGTCATCTGCACAAAATAGTCCGAGGGCACCGGCCACAGGTACATCGTGGGCTGGGGGATGGTACGGTCAAACCAGAACTGGAAGGGCTGGTTGGCCGTGAAGTTCTTGTTGGGCAGATTGGTGTAGTCGTCCCGGTTCAGACGGGACATCTGCAGTTCCCGGGAGTTGTTCCCGAAGTACAGTTCCCGCAGGGCCAAGGTCGTGCCGCCGGTAGCCCGCATCCGGTAGAACGCGACGTTCTGGCCGGGGTCCACGTCCGTCCACACCCACTGGTAGTCGGTTACCGCCACGTTGGTGCCCGTGGACAGGGTCTTCCATGTCGCGCCGTCCGTGGAGTATTCCAGCACGTAGTTCCACGTGGCACTGCCGCCACTGGCGATGTAGGGCATGAACCCGATCGAGCCAATGTACTGGGTGTTGGTCGTCCCGAAGTTCACGGCGATGTTGCCGTTGGTCGAGGTCTGCTGGCAATACGAGGTAGTGTCCCCAACGACGTTGGAGGCCGTTCCGCCTGCGGATGAGGTGTAGGCACCATCGGGCCGATTCATCGTCCTGTAGAGCACGTTAAGGGCGTCTATGGCCCCTACCGGCAGGCTGTAGATGGCTTGGTTGGCGTTCAGGCCGATCACGGTCTTGTTGATCGCCCAGTAGTTGATCCCGAGGTTCGCCAGATTGGACAGGAAGAAGAACAGCGACTCCTTGGCCGACTGCACCTGTTCAACCGTCAACTCCTCGGCCAACTTCCCGCACCGACGCGCACCGTGGTCGATGAGCGTCTGGACAGAAATGACTGTCTGACCAACGGTGCCTGAGTAAGCCATGGGCTATCCTTACCAGCTAGGTGATTTCTTGGACCGCGACACGGAAGACATGCGCCGGGTGGTGATGTGGCCGCCCTTCTTGGCCGCGATCGGCGAACTGGCACCGGAGACGGAGCCGCCCCCACCGAGGTCTTGCTTCACCCGATCAAGGGCAGCGCTGGCGTTCTGCGCCCCGGAGCTGACAGCGTCTAATCCCGCCGCCAAGCTACTGCCCCCGCTACCGGTGCTGCCGTTGCCGGTGAAGGAACTCTTGGGGCTGGCAGGCGAGATGGGCGGCGTCGAAGGGCCGTTGGCGATCATGCCACCAAGGCCGGCGATCCCGCCGTCAGCCATCTTCTTGGGTTTTGCCATGTTCTTTCCTTTACTGGATGCCATGCGCTTGTCCGCAGCCGCGAACTCTTTGCCGACCTTCTGCGGCACGCCACCGAAGCCGCCCTTGGTGTGGGCGGCGGCTTGCATAAGACGTTTTTGAGCGGGTGATTTGCTTGGCATATCAGGCCTGTGCTTCTTTCCAAGACATCCGAGCTTGGATGCCAGTAGCGCCAGCCACGGTAGCCACAACGTACAGCACATCGGGACCATCGGGATACAAACCAGCCTGCGTTGTAGGTACGGTGTTGTCAACGCCGCCGCCCAAAATCGAATTACCCAAGTCCCGGACACCACTCAAGTCCAGCGTGTTCAGCCCGGGGTTCACGTAGAACGCCGCCAACGATTCGCCGCCTGTGATAGTCGCCGATGTACCTGACGACCCGTTCACCGCAATCTGTGCCAGAGACGAAGTAAAACCGCCCGTAAGCTGTTGCGGAGAAATAAACGTAGCCTGTGCCCCTGTACCCGAAAACGCGGCGTTAAGACGCCCATTAAGGACCAAGTTGATCAGAACCACCGCGCTTGAAATCACCGACACCGAATCAAGCTGCAACTGCATGCGGTTGATGTTTTCCTTCAGGCCCAGACGATCGGTTATGCCGTTGTCCACGGAAGGGGCAATACGAATCGCCATCAGAGCATACGAGCCCGCCGCTACAGCCGATAACTGAGTCGTCATGCCATAGTTGAAGATCAGTGACTTGTCGTCATTGAACTGGCCGTCCATGATGACGCTAGAGCCCCAGTGCGACAGAGATGGCACGGCATTGGCAGTAGCGTATTCCACCGTGACGAATGCCGTTTGAGGGTTGGTCACCGTGAACGCGGTAGCCGCTGCACCGCCACTAGCGCCACGGACAACACCTGTCAGCGATGTTGCCGTCTTGCCGGTGTAGGTCACGTACTCGATTGCGCCGGTTGTACCGCTTGCCGTAATCTTGGCAAGACCGCTTGCGTTGAACAAAGACGTATCCGCGATAGGAATCGTGGTGTCGGTTGTCCCGATGGATGCGGTCAGGTATGAGGTAGGCGTCAAGCCGCTGGACTCGTAGTGCGCCGGTAGGTTACCCGAGCGCATGTATGCCTCGTACTGGACGTTGTTGTTCTGGACTTGGTGGCAATACGTCACTGCACCATCCTTGCCCCGAAGACCCCAGCGGATGGAACCCGCGCCGTACCAAGAGTAGTCCAAGTACCACATCTGCATGCGCGACAGGTCAAGGTTGTAGCCGGAAGGCCCTGTGCCGTCCATCGGATCAAACCAAGAAGAGCGAGGGTACGCCGTATCTGTGGTGACAGACATGATGTACCCACCATTCGGGGCGTTGGTAGAGTCGTAGCTAACACCCCGATACTCGGGCGAGATGGTGAGAGAGGTGTTGCTCGCGATCGCAATAACGCGGTACGTTTGACCGCGAATCACACAGAACTGGCCCGGTGTGAGCGCCGTAGTGAAATTGGTTCCAACACCCGTAACCGTTGCGTTGCCTTGCGTTACTTGGCAATACCCCGCCGTCTGAATGGTCGAAGACCGCACAACAGCAGTAAGGTTCTGGCCGTCGTACCTGAAGAAGATACCATTCTGCTGGTCAAAAATACCTATCGCGTTCTGCGCACCGTACCAGATCACCGGATTTACTCGGATGGAATTGCCAATTGCGGGTGTTGACGGAGGCGCGTTTATTACGGTCGTCGAGTAGGTAAAGGTGTTCTTGGTAAAACCTGCCGTGCCAACGATAAACGTGCCGTTGTATTGCGACGGAGTTGCGCCCGATACCTGAATCGTAACCCCTGCCGAGAGATTGTGCGGCGAAGAGGTAGTGACAGTGACGGTCGTCCCGGAAGCGGTCAGCACCGGTTGAAACAGCGTTGGGCACAAAGACGATCCGGTCGAGAACTGGATGCCCTTGCCCGACTGGTAGCGGAAATACCGACGAGTCTGACGGATCAATTGTTGATTGGTGATCGTGCCGCCCGCAGAAAACGCAACACCGCCGTCGTAAGACCGAGGTTCAACCCACCCTGCGGGGCGGGTGTACACGTTGACCTGCCCCGCACTGTTTGTGGGACTGGTGACCGCTGCTGCTGTTGTGAAGGTGAAGGTGTTGGCTGCCGGAGTGGTGGCAACAATCCACGCGCCGTTTACGTTGAGGTCAACCGCAAAGCCCACCATGTACACATAATCGCCGACATTCAACCCGTGAGGATAGGTGGTTGTGCAAAGCGGGGTTGTCGTTGCGCTCGCGGTGATGCAGTTTGCGCCAACTTGGAATCCGCAGTTACTGTAAAAGTAGCCGGGGTACACATAGCTCTTGCCCGGGTTAAACGTGTTGGTTGTTGCCGTAGCATTTGCGTCAATCAGGAACGACACGGAAGTGCTCGCCGTCACCGTGGTGACCAGCCACCAACCATTGATGTTGGGGTTTGTCGAGCCTTGAATGAAGATCGGAGTACCCACCACGTATGCGCTGGTGTTAGCCATGAACACGGTGACGGTACGGCTTGCGTTGGTCGTCTGGATGCCTTTGGTTGGACCCGAATTGTCAACAATGGTGTACACCTGTGGGATGTAGTACGCACCCTGACGGTTGTTCTGCATGTTGATCGATTCCCACTTGGTGGGCTGGGGACCGTACTCAAAGTCGGTGTCGATCAATGCCTGCGGCTGCGATACGCGCAGCTTATCCACCGGGTCGTATGCCGCAGAACGGGACGAGGTCTGTGTGCGTAACTGGTTGTCGGACTGCGAGGTAGGGCCGGTATAAACAGAAAGTTGGGACATGGGATCACCTGTTATTCAAAAAATGGGGGCCGAAGCCCCCACCATTATCACTTAAGCGCTGCCGCCTGCTTTGCGGACAAGCGGGGGGTTCACGTTCCCCCGCCCAGCCCCCGCATCAGGCTTCATACCCAATAACCGCTTGGCGGCGGAATACGCCCTGCCGGGTAACCCCAAGATGGCCTCTCGGTCCTTGGTGTTATCTTCCGTCATGTCCTTGTAGAACCTGTCGTACCCACCCCCGGTCATGTCGGTCCCCGTATCCGCGCCCCCAGTCCCACCCCCCGTTTGAAATTTGCGAACCTTGCCGCCCTTCTTGAAGGTACCGGACTGGGCGATGTTACGGATAGGCTTGGAGACGGGATGCTTTGGCATTGCCACGGCGGAGCCAGTGCTAACACTGCCCCCCGTGGCGTAGTGCTTTTTTGCGGCACCACCTTCGGCGTAATGCTCGTAGCCCGGGTCTTTCTTTGCCTTGACCATCTTGGTCTTGGCAAAAGCGCCTTCGTTCCCCTCAACCGTTCCGCCCGCTGCGTAATGCTCGTAGCCGAGGTCCTTCTTCGCCGTTGACATCTTGGTCTTGGCAAAAGCGCCTTCGTTGCCCTTGACGGTGGTCTTGTCCATCACAGCGCTGATCTTGCCACCGGAGGCAAACTTCTTACCGGCCATGGCCTTCTTGATCATGGCACGGTCTTGAGCCGCATCATCATGCTTCATCGCCTTTCCGCCCTTCTTCATGGCGGGCATGCCGGGGGCGGCCATAGGGGCCGCAGGAGCAGCGCCCATGGCCGCCTTGCGGGCCATCATGGCCTTCATCATGGCCGCCTTGCGCGGGTCCATGGCGGGCGCAGGCATAGCCGGTGCGCCCATCATGCCGCCCATGGCCTTCTTCTCGACCTTGCCGCCTTTTTTGGAGTTCAGCATAGCGCCCGACATGGCTTTGCGCCGCTCCATCATGGAGGGCTTCTTCGGGGAGTCGCCTTCGCAAGCCTCCTCCGAGTACTTGGCCTTGAAGCCAGCACCCTTCATGTTGGTGTGGCCGTTTTCGTCTTTTTCGGACGAGACGTGACCGCCTTTTTTCAGCTTGAGGATCACCGAAGGCTCGGTGGTTTCCATCTTCACCATTGGTTTGAATTGGCCCATGATCTACTCCTTAGGCTTGGGTTACACCGAACGCGCCGGTACGAGTCGCGTTAGGGCCGACCGCGATACCGGGAAGCATGATCCCGAGCACCAAACGCTTGATGCCGTCTGTTGCCGTGGACGGCAGGAAAGTGCCGCGCACGTCACCGGTTGTGCTGGTTGCGGTAGTAGTAACAGCGACAGCCAAAGTGCCGCTGTCTACCGTGAAAGAGCCGTTCCAACCCACGTGGCAAATGTAGCCGCCGTCAGTCACGCGCACTGGGAGGCCAATATAGTTGGTGGTGCCTGCCGTAACAGCCGTGCCCGTGGCACCAGCGCTGGTGATAGAGGTGATCTGGTAGAACGCCTTTTTGCCGTTAACAGCGGTGCTGACTGCCACGCTGCTTGTGATCACCTCGGTCATGGCTTGGCCGTAGTAATCGTAGCCGACAACCGTCATGGCCCGAGGAGCAGCGCCGAGTGTGAATGTCAGGCCCGTGATCGTTCCAGCCACCGAGGCAACCGCGCCGCTCGCAGTGGTCAACAGCGTGGCAGTCGTAGCCGTCACCGCCGACAGGATGTAGGTGGTGGGGTTGCTGTAGCCTGTGATGGAGCCTGTACCGCCTGCCGTGCCGGATACAGTAACGTACTGGCCGGTGTACACGTTAGTGTTCGACGTGAACGAAATCTGGCCGCCAGTACCTGTGGTGGCAACGCTCGCCAAGGCCGATCCAGTTGCCGTACCTGTTGTGACGCTAAGGGCACGGGGGCAATCAAGCTGCAACACGGTCGTGCCATCAGTGCGAACCACCGACCGGGCGGATGTACCGGCGGTAAGGGTGAGCGCACCAGCGGCTGTTTGCGTTTGCGAGGCGGCGATATTGGCAGCTTGCAGCGTCTGGGGGACCACATCGAACACGTAGATGCGGCCCAGAGGACCGATGCCCAGTTCCATGGGAGCGGGGTCGCCCAAGAGCGCATTGCCCGCACCAATGATGGTTGTGCTTGTCGCCGTGGATGATGCCGATACGGTGTAGGTACCTACGCCGCCAGTTCCGGTACCAAAGGCCGTGATGTAGGAACCTGCGGTAACGCTAGTCCCCGAAACAAACATACCCAAAACGATGGGGTCGCCGGAGAGCATTGCGGTCACGGTCAACGTGGTCGTGGCAACGGAACCGGTGAAAGTGGTGGAGTTGGCGTAAACGCCAGTGCCTTGGTAGCCTTGTGCGGCACCCAAGAATAGATCGTCTGAAAACTGAGGCATGGTCTGCTCCTTGAAAAGTTTGACCGATGTTACCTAAATTTCTCCAAGTAGCGGATTGCTGCTTGAAGTGCTGCGGGATTATCCCCGAAAAGTCCAAGGGCCCGATTGCATTGTGTGCAAAGTAGCCCCCTGACTTTACCCGTAGTATGACAGTGATCCACTGGCATTGCTATGGTTTTGTTGCGTATCCGCGTTGTTTCTGGCTTGGTGCAGATAGCGCACACGTTGTTCTGTTCGGCAAGAGTTGAACGGTACCACTCCAACGTAACTTTGTAATTGCGTTTTAGGTCTTGATTCAGATAATAATCCGGGTTAGCAAGTCTAGCTTTTTTGTGCCATTCTCTTGTGTACTCTTTTTTATCTTCTGAACTGGCCCGATTCTCTTTCCAATAGAAATTGTCCTTTGACCATGGTTTGGAGTTATCAGAACGAAACGCACGAGCTTTATTCGGTTTGACCCCTACATCCTCGGCGAATTTCCAAAAATCCTCAAGCCATGTAACACACATGTCTTGCCGGTGATTCCTTTGCAAATTACACCAAGCGGTATAGGCCGGATGCTTTTCACGATTTCCCCAATCGGCAGGACGTGTGTTAACGGGTTCCCCGTGACGTTGCATTTGCATATAGTGCTTCCGGCATAAACCTTTAGCAACTACAGGGGCAGTGCAGTTGTGAACGTGACATTTTTCAGGCATTTGTAAACTCCAAGGCTGTTACGCCTTAGAGTTTAACACATACCTGTTTTACACGTCCCCGTCAGATACCTGGAGTGCCGTAGGCTGCGCGGGGGTCAGTGAAGCCCACGTCGTAGCGCTCGGTGGCCTTGTAGCGCATCGAGTCCGTCTCGAAGTCGCCTTCCATGGTCTTCTCCAGACGACGACGCATCAAGAGCTTCAAGCCCTCGGGAGCGTCGGTCTGGACCCACCATGCGTTGGCACTGGTCAGACGGGACAGAACGGCAGCGCCCTCGTCCAGCAAGCCAATGGATTTCACCGGGTTGATGTCGTTGTTGGCGTTGCCGGCACGCAGGACCGACTTCAGCAGCACTTCGGCTTGGAAGACGTTGCCGGGGGCTACCACCAGTTGGCGGGGCACCAGACGAATCTTCTTGCCGTTGTTGTCCACCGCTTGGCGGACTTGGATCAGCATCTGCTCCAAGGACGTCTGCGACAGCACAGCGGCGGTAGCCAGTTGGTTGCTGAAGGTACCGTTCACGATGGGGTGAGAGGCACTGATCAGCGGCACGCCGTCGCCACCGGGGTAGCTGGTGTTGAAGGCAGTGTTCAGCACGTTGGCCGACAGCAGTTCCTTGGTTTCCACCAGAGACTGTGCCAGATGGCGGGCGTAGACCTGACCCAGACGGATGTGGTCGCCATCCTCGACGAGGACCTTGGTCAGGGCAAAAGCCAGACCGTAGACCTTGTACACGTAGCGCTTCAGGAACAGCACGCCGCCCTGCTGATACGTCACCGGGGTGCCGTCAGGGAGTTGCGGTGCCGCGCCGAAACCGTACAGGACGGGCTCTTCGTGGTAGTTGCGGGGGATGCCGTCTTCCTCGCGGAACACACGGCTCCACTCGTCAGCGCGTTGGTCGTAGACCCCGTCGAAACACTCGTTGAGGATAGGCTCGACGATGCTTCGGAAGTCCGTACTTCTCATTGGTGCAGCCATTGTCGGTTCTCCTTATGCAATAGCGTTGAAAGTGCCGAAGAATTGCGAACGGCTGTTCACAACACGGACGATTACATAGGCATCACCCCATGCGTTGTCGGTGTACGGGGCGAGATCGACAACCCGCATATCGCCCGGGTTACCGTTACCCACGGCAGTCGAGACACCCAAGGTGGCTTGCGACAGACCGGTGGTTGTGGAACCAGCAGCGATGTTCGAGAAGTTGTACTCATTCCCGATGGCCGTTTGGGCCATGGTAGCGTCGGTCTGGATTTCGTAAACGATGTTGTTGTCGTTGTAGAAATACGCAACACACGAACCTGTCTGGTACGCGGTGCTGGCAGGCCAGTAGTTGGAGATGCGGCGACGACCGGTCGTGTCAGTCCATTCGACACCGGCAAAAGCACCGGACCAAACAGCGCCGACAGTGGCGATCACGATGTTCCCGTTCGAGGGGTTGTACCTGACAGGTTGACCCTTCAGGATATCCGACCCGTAGGCCGAAGCAATACCGCCAGCCAGCGCCTGTGCGCGATCCAGACCCGAAGGATGAAACGCGGGGCGAAGGCCAAACGGAGCAGAGGTTGCACTCATAGATACTCCTTAGTTAACCGGCAAATACCGGCATACGATTTGGTTGCCTATCAAAATTGCCCAATCCTTCGCCTTCAACGCCCACCAGCGACTTGCCATTGCTATCCCGTGCGCCTTGAAGTTGCTCCACTTGGACGCGGACTTTTTCCGCTTCCTCTTGGGGCTTGTCGTGGTGCATGTGCGTCATGATCTCTTGGTAGACATCCATCGGCAGTTTGAATAGCAACATCTCGTTGCAGGAGATATAGCCAACATGCTCGCCGGCCTTCACGCGATAGTCTTCATAGCCCGGTAACTCTTCAGATTTAACTGGAACGTACCCGAGGCGAATCCGCTTGTCGATGGAGTCGTAGCTGTTGGATGTTGAAAGCCAGCAAAGATGCCACCCGTTGAACTCGGGCAGTTTGGGCAGTGCTGATTGCGTCCATTCTTCGCTCCACATCTTGCGACGTTCCTGCGTTGAAATGAACTTGTCTTCTGGAGATGCGCGGCTTGCGTCCTCGCTTGCGCGATCATTGCGACCGCCGGCATTCAGAGATTTTTTCAGGCGTGATTCAGTCATTTAGTTACTCCGGTTACGTGATTCGGCTGCATATCGTTTGATCATCTTGGCACGCTTTTCGGGGTTATCCCACATGCCGGCGTCTTTCATCGCTCGCACCTGTTCGGCGGAGAGAGTGAAAGTCCGGTTTGTGCCCCCGTATGCGGCAGATGCCTCGCGTCCTGAGCTTCCAACGGTATTCCTTGGTGTTCGTTGATTGGATTCACGCTTGTCCGCACCATTATAGCGATGCGGCAGATATTTTTGCAATCTGTTGTCCAGTTCGTCCCAATAATCGGGATCGGAAGGGTTCCAGCCCTCTTTTGTGAGGACTTCGTCAACCTGTTTGGCGATTTTGCTGTCGGTATCCGATAAATCAGGTTTGTACCAGCCGTTTCGCTCAATCCAAGTGGACGCGTTGCGTTGCACGCTCGGGTCAATTGCCGGTGCAGACTGCCGATCAGGCTGTTCTGCCTGTTTTCGCAGCCGCGCAAGCTGGTCAAGCTGCTGCCGGGACTCATAGAGTGCCTCTTGGGCCTTCACCGCTGCCTCGCCGTCACCAGCACTGGTGGCCTCGGCCAGTTTCATGCGGTGGTACTCAAGCCGAACCTGCTGATCTTCGATGGTCTTGTCCAGACGGGCCATGTCAGCGCCTTGTGTGCGCTGTTCCACCCGGGAAAGACGGTTTCGGAGGTCCTCATTCTCGCGTTGGATGGCCTGCAGCCGCACGTCCTTCTCTTCGTTGGTCTTGCGGATCAGGTCTTTCTTGGATCGGCGGCGTGCGCGGCGTGCGGCACGCACCGCCTCGCTGTCATCGGGGTGGTCGTCATCCCCGCCGTCGTCTGAAGGCGTGTTTTCGCCATCATTTTTGGGCAAAATACCCTCGGGAAGCTCCACCGTAGCGGTGCCGTCCTGCCCTTCTTCGACGTGCAGGTCGTCTTCTTTGTTGTCAGCCATGGTATTTCCTTTAGACGTAGGCTTTGAATGAGAGCGGATCATCGGTGACCCGGGCGATGAGTTCGTGGTCGTTGATGGTCATGAACAGAACGGGGTTCAGGTCCCCGTTTTCCTCGTCGGGAACCATGCGTTCCCAGCGATCGCCGCCCCAACGCGGCACTCGGACGTAGTCGCCCACCTGTGCCCAACTGCCTTCCGGCCACGATGCCATGGTGTCACGGTTCTTAAAGGCCAGCGGCCCAACGGCCACGACCTTTCCGATCATGTTGTTCCACTTCTCGTTCTCTTTGGTTTCTTCCACCAGAATGATCTTCCCCGCGCTCTTCTTGATGCGGCGAAGCTGGACGATAACGCGGCCCCCAAAGGGTGCCTGACCGGCCTGTACGTCTGGAAATGCCCACGCCAATTCGGCTGGATCGGATACCTGCTGCGTGCCCACGATGGTAGGCACCTTCTGCTCGCTCATACTCACTCCTATCGACATAAAACCATATTTCAGGTTTGAAATGCGCATATTTCAGCGCGGCTTAGGGCCTTTCGGCCTTATTCGTTTTCGGCGAGTTTTGCGTTGAGGGTATCAAGAACCCATTGCAGGCCTTGATACTCCCCAACGATACGGGAATATATTTGGTAATCCCCCACAGGATTATTCACCAACGACATGCGGATTTCCGCTTGCCGTACTTGGATTTGGTGAATCAGTTCTGAGATCACTTTTTCTTGGACAGATGGCTCAGGCCGCCGGCAGGCTTCGACTGGCCGCCCTTGGGCTGCTGGCTGGTGCCATCGAGTTTGACACCCATGGCGAGCCGCTTGTGTTGCTTGACCAGTTCGCTGGTCTGTGCGTTATTGGATGTTGCCATTTGGGGCTCCTTGCGGTGGTTGGTTAATGGTTTCGTGCATCAACTTGGCGTTCTCGATTTCAATCCGCGCCTGATTGTTGATATTCGCAATTTGCAATTGTAGTTGCCCGGACTGCTGGGCATCCTGCGCCTTGGCCTGCATCTCGGCTTGGCCGCGCTGCTGGCTGTCCTGCAGCTTGGCCTGTGCAATCTGGCCGTCCTGCTTGTCCTTGGCGGCCTTGCGCTGCGTCTCGGCCATGGCCGTGTCCTTGACGACCTGCGCGTCAGGCGGCAGCGGCGGTGTGGTCTTGTTCTGTTGCAGGGCCTGCTGGAGCTGCTGGAGCTGCGGCAGAATCTGCGAGAACACTTGCTGGCTGTCCAAGGCCACGTGCTGGCCCACGGTGGCGTACAGCTTGTCAATAATCGCCGTCAGCTTGGGGTTCTCATAGTCGTCCACAGGCTTGCCCCCGCGCAGGTTGGCAACATAGCCGTTCATCCGGTTCAGGTACCACAGCGTCATGTGCTGCTTGATGTGCTCAACCGCGTTGGGCAGGAACGCCGGGGCGATGAACGGGTTGGCACCAAAGGACGGGTCCATGCCGAACATCAGGTGCCCTTGGATGTGCGCGATGTGGTCCTGCTGGATGTAGGCATAGGCCGGATGCCCCATGGACATGGCCGCGTTCTCGTCGGCCAGCGTGCGCTGCTCGGGCTCCGGCACGTTCTTCAGCAACTCGCTGACGTTCGGAATCTTGAGCTGCTTGAGGAACCGCTCCTCCACCGCCTTGGCGTCGTACAGGCTGGGGTTGGCATCCGCCCGGGACAGCACGGCCTGCATCTGCGCCATGCGCTGGGTTTCGCTGAAGATGTGCGGGTCACTGACCGGGATGACGTCGGTGTTCTTGTCGAAGTCTTCCTTCTCGATTGCCAAGTCCGCGACCATGTCGCCCTTGCGCATCTCCTTGAAGTGCCACCGGTTCAGCCGGCACAGCACCTTGATCAGCCGCGCCTGCGACTGGTGCAGCCGTGCGTGGATCGCGGAGTACACGGCAGCGCCCTGCTCGATCAGGGCCTGTGTGGTGCCCACAGGGGTGTTGGAGGTCACGTCAGCAATCTTCTCCTCGCTGGTGGTCACTACCCCCTTGGCAGCGTTGTCCAGCCAGCCCAGAAGCTCAAACAGCACCGGGCTTGGGGGATTGAACGGCATGGGCATGGCGATCTTGCGGATGTCGTCCACGCCGGGTGCGCCCTCGATCTCCGCCACCTGTGTGACCTCGATCTGCTGGGTCTGGCCGCTGATCTTGGCTCCCTTGAGCTTGAGCATCGTCGCGGCGTTGTTGATGTGCGCAGAGTCCAGCAGGGCACGCAGAGCGCCCGTCAGGGCCGCGCTCAGACCGCCAATGAGGTGCGGCAGGCCGATGGCGAACACGCCGCGCCACGGGATGAACTTGAACTCGATGATCCAGTCCAGCTTGGTCATCGTGTCGTCGCCCTCCTCCCAGTTGCGGTAAAGCCCGATCACCTCGTTGGACTGCTCGTCCACCATCATGATGTACGGGGCCATCTCGCCCTTGGAGTGCTTGTCCTCCTCCATCTCCAGCCATGTGTAGATGTGGAAGACCTTGCGCAGCCCGTCCTCGTTGTCTTGGAATTTTCGCCCCTCGACCTTGTCGTTGGCCTTCTGCGAGTACGTCTGCTCGGGCTCTTGGCCGGAGGTGACATGCGACCCGTCCTTGTACATCCCGCTGGCGATGCGCCGGTCGTACTCCCACTCGGTGATCTCATGCACCTCGGCAGCACGCTGGGCGGTGTAGAAGTTGCTGGCCGCGAACGGCAGGATCATCCGGTCGATGGGCAGGAACTCCAAGCAGGGGCGTTTCTTCTGCTCGTCGTACCAGAGCTTGAGGTACTGGGAGCCACCAAGGGGCAGTTGGGTGAGCATCTGCTCCTGCTCGTCCCGGAACTCCTCGATCTGCTCGGTGATCTGCCAGTTCAGGAAGTCGCGCTTGCGCTCGGCACGCTCCTGCTTGAGTTCGTCCACCTCGCCGATGATCTTGGTGCGCACCGGGCCATCCGGCGGGAACAGTTCCTTGATTGCCCGGGAGGCAAAGTCCACGCAGCCCTCGGCCATGACCGGATGTACAGCACGACTGGCACCAAGGAAGTTGGCCCCGCCGGGGGCGTCCTTGCCCAGACCCGTGCGCCGGATGCCCTCCTCGTACTGCTTGTCACGCTCTTCGCGGGCGTTCTTGTCCTTCTCCAGCAGGTTGACGTAGCGCATGCCCAGCGTGTTCAGGTCATAGGTGTCAAGCTGCTCGGCCATGTTGGCATAAAAGTCCGGGGACTCCTCTGGGCCGGTGGTTTCCAGACTCACCACGGCAGAGCCGTCAGGCATCTCCATGACGTCGGAGATGTCCTCGGGAAGCTCCACGTCGGCTGAACCGTCTTCGTTCAACTCGGGATCGTTGTCGTCTTGGTCAGCCATTATTTTGCTTTCCTGTTAAGCAGTTCGTACTGCATCACATCCATGTTGGGAGACATTGTAACTTTGCCTTTGACTGTTTCATGTGAAACAGTACCGCCCTTGGCGTAGGTCTTGCCTTTAACGTATTTGTGCATTTTTACACCGGGTGCCATTAGATACGATGTTCCATGCTCGTCTTCTAATTCAACCGCGTGATAGCCCAAATTTTTGGCTATTTGCCCGCGCAACTTTTGCGCTATAAAACCAGCTTCTCCCGGATCGGATGTCCTGAATATGGGCCACAGTTCGTCTTCAAGATGATCTGTAGCTTGACCCCTATCGCCAACTACGACGTCATGTAGCCTGTTAAATAATTTTTCATCTTTTGCAACATGAGGCATGGCTTTGATTAAAACATTTTTAACTTTTTTATGTGGCACTTCGTAGTTTAATGCGTAGTGCGTTAATATTTTATGTTTAGGTATGTCTGTGTAATATGTATGTTCCCCATGCCCTTCAGCGGCTCGCCTTGATGCGTTTCCAAACAATCCCCCAAAAGTACCCTTGTCTTTGGCTTTTGTTAAATTTTCACTGGGGCTACCGTGATATAGCCGTGTTACATCTTCTTCCCCAACCGTGCCACCCTCAGCG